TATGAAAGACAATTTTGAAGAATCATTGGCTCATGTTTTGAAACATGAAGGTGGCTATGTCGATCATCCCAAAGACCCCGGCGGTGCAACGAACCTCGGATGCACTAAGAAAGTCTGGGAGGAGTGGGTTGGTCGTGAGGTGACTAAAGATGACATCAAGGCATTAACGGTTGCTGATGTCGCTCCGCTTTATAAATCACGCTATTGGGACAAGGTAAAAGGCGATGAAATACCGAGAGGTGCAGATTTTTGTCTATTCGATTTTGCTATTAATAGCGGTAGTGGTCGTGCCTCCAAGTTTTTACAAAGCGTTGTCGGTGCTAATCCTGACGGTGCTATCGGGCCAGCAACCATGAAACTGGTAGCAGAAGCTGATCCAAAAGAATTGATTGTTGCTATCTGTGAGAAGCGTTTAGCGTTTCTTCAGGCTCTCCCGACTTGGGATACTTTTGGCAAAGGTTGGGGCCGTCGAGTCAAAGAGACTGAAGAAACTGCGTTGAAGATGGCTCAGTAATCATGCACCTCATCTAGGAAGTGATCCTCTGCTATCTCGGATGCTTTGTCGTTGATAGCCAGCAGGACACTTTCCCAGATCATTTTGCTCATTTCGAATGATTTTAATTCCCGTGCTTGATCCCATTCGAGAGTATTACCGTCCCATTGGACAGCCGACAGATACCACAAAGATTCTTCTTCTCGGTCAAACACGATATACGCTTTGACATTCTCAATAATTACGTCTGTCTCAACCAGATTGTTGAACAAATCCAGTTCTTCAATTTCGATCATCGCGTCACCCATCACTCTTTCTCCTTTGATACCAACGATGCACGCAGTCTTAAAACTTCAGATCGCAACTTATCGCATTCAGTTCTGGCATAATCATAGTGCATTTGGAGGTCTGAGTTAGCTAACCTTAGTTGTTTGACTTCTTGGATCACACGATGCCTGATCTTGTATTGTTCAGACAATATGTATCCATCATATTCTTTGAGTTCTTTAATGGCATCCATCACCGCTCCTCCTCAACGGGTTCATTGTATTTAGCCATGATCATTTCAATCTGGAACATGATCCACTCATATGCCTTCAAACTATTCTCAAACTCTGGGTGATTGTAAATAAACTCAAGGAAATCCAACAGTTCCTTGATCATTCCAACGGCTATTTTCTGTTTAGTTCTTAACAGTTCAATCTCGTCAATCGCTGGCAAGAAAACGTCAGAATAGTCGTTGCCGAACGTCATCAACAGGTCGTTGCTCCGCTTCAACGTCACAATGATATCTTCATCCATCACTCTTCCTCCAATGCGTCTTGTGCGATTTTAATTGAATTTGTTATAGGTGGGAGACCAAATTCAGGATCGTTTTCTATATTGGCAATCCGGTATAGACTTTGCCTTAGCCGATGAATCCGTATTATAAATACGTCCATCAATTCAAACCCTAGTTGTTTGTCTTTCCTCAGTTGCTCGATCTCGGAGGCTTCCGCCTTTTTGATCACACGGTAAGCAGTCACGGGATAGCGTGAACCGTCGAAGTCAACTGACCAAGCTGGCACTGGCGGAGACTGATAACCGTTTATGTATTTAACCTCGATCATGTCGTGCATATGCAGAAACGGTACTTCATCATTTTCTGCATCAAACTCGATCCAATCTGTGCTGTGTTCAACGATATCCATCACTCTTTCCCCACTACAATGGCAAGTAGCAACGGGAAAATACCTAAAAAACTTATTGCTAGGAAGTCACTTACTGTCATCACTCTTTCTCCTTCAGTGCGGCCTTTGTGGCGGCCTCTGCTTCAGACCAATCAATAATCATCTGTGCGTGGTCATCATAATCAGATTTGCTGTAGCGAAACCACATTCCTAATACTTCCCGTAGCTTGATGATCTCATCTGCTGCCTCGGCACACCATTCACCTTCTTGGCTCCAACTGATGTCTACAGTTCGCAGTCGTTCAACAATGTCTGTCATTTTTTTACCTCATAGAATTAATCATTATTGCTAGTGCTACCCCGATAATTAAAGCCACTATCGGGGTGAACACATTGATCGGATCAATCACTTTCTTTTAACCAGATTAGCGACTTGCTCATCAATTTGGCTTGTCATTTCGTCTGTTAATTTCAACGATGTAATCTGCAATCGATGAGCCTCGACAGCCTCTGTTGCCTTTGCATTCGAGAACTGAGCCGCAAATGCTGTATATGCCGCAAGATCGACATAAGAATCCATGTGAGTTTTGTTCTGTGCAATCCTAGCCATTTTAACAGCCATCAGAACGATACTGACATCATAGGCTGTGATTGTCTTATCAAGCATCGTCGAGGCGATTGTGGAGGCTCTGGAGAAGGATTGGGAGGCATCCCCATATTCTTCAGCACGGCTTCCGATAATATCGATTGATGTTGTAAGGATTTGCTTTGCGTTCGTCATTTGATTGTTCTTTCTGTTTTTGATCTAGGGCAGATCGCCCGGCTGGTGGCTTTCCATAGTGAGTTACATGGATATCGCTGGTTGATTCTTTTCTAATCCTTTCTGTTTGTTCACGCCAAGTCATTTCATTTTGATATCGTAGTGTCGGCGGCAGTTCATTATTCATTTGTTTATAATCTCTTATCCAAGACCTAACTGTTGTCGGTGGAATTCCAAGATTTTCAGCAACGCGAGTCGCTGACCGAATTTTAAGGTATTCAGCCCATGCCATCTGACGAAGGTGTTCTTGTCTTTTCGCCACGAAGGACAACTTCTCCTGATAGCTTCTTCTTCATTTTCGATCCTTTACCACAAGGCAGAGGGTTTCGCGATATCTTCTTTCCAACATGACGAGCGGCTTGCCGTTTAGCTTTAGCGATGCGTCCAACATCTGTTTTGGTTTTGCCGCGATGGCATTCGATGTGAGCCAGATCGAGGTTCTTACCTCGGTCATCTCCACCGAGGGCCACTGGAATAATGTGTTCCACTTCCCAATCTTGCCCAGCGTAGATTTTATCGCCACAGATATGGCAGATGCCTTTCCGATCATTGAATAACTCCATCCGTTCTTTTTTACTGATTGATCGACGAGTCACGATAAGAAATCCTTTTAACAGGTATAATATCGCTACGATGATCAACGTCAAAAACAAACCAAGCAAACGGAATTGCAGACGATTCGTTACGAGGGCCGTCCCATCCTTCTCGGTGCATCATTGGAAGCCTCTCAATAAAAGCATAAACAATTTTGCAATGCCGCAAGATGTCGTGACGATTTGCTCCAGACAGATATGACAAAGGCATTAACCCAGCAAACACGCATCCAAGAGATAGCGAATGCCTGATAAAATTGTTAGCCAACTTATATGGTGGATTGGTCACGATCATATCTGCAAGAGGCGTATACTCCATCAAGAAATCTCTACCTGATTCGATGCCTTTATCTGCACCTTCATGAGCATTCAAATCAGTCGATATAACATTGCGACCAGTTGCGTTTATGCACCTAGTGATCGCACCTCTGCCAGCACAGCACTCCCAAACAGTTTGAGGTATTTGATCTGCGTGATGCTTGAGAAATGCGTTGATTGCGACAGGATGAGTCTCATAAAGATCATCTCCCCTGTCAGCCATTGTGTGTTGTCTTTTCATAATTTCATCTCTGCTCTTTTGCTGGCTTCAGCCGAGTTCCACTCTTGGAACCTCATCCTCACCCATTCCATTTTGACTTTTAACAAATCGGCTTGCTTGCGAAGTGCAACCATCTCTCGAACATAATCACGGTATTCAAGAGATGCTTTTACTTCCATTTCTCGGCGTCCAACTGGCACGTCATTGCCGAGTAAAGACATACGATAGGCAACTGTATGAGACTTGGTTTCTTCCATCAAGGAAGCAGCAGAGTGGGCCTCGACCCACTCCTTCGCCACCAAACGGTATTGCTCTGACAATGGTTTATCAGACATTAGAAATCACCTTTAAGCATAAAGCCATCAAGTTGAACCTCGTATTGCTCGGTCAAAGCATCTCTCCAAGCTAAGGGCCATGTTGAGACTTCTTCAACGATAGACTTCTTGTACTCCTTGAGTTGATCCTTAGTTTGAGTTGCTCGGATAGCTGCTTCAACTTCAGACCACCGATTTGGCTGATCTTTCTTTAGCGAGTTAGATGATTTTGTCGATTGCGTCTGAGACTTTGGAAAGTTCCGATCAATCGCATCCTCGGCATCCA